ATATGAAAGTATAACATTCCATAATTTGGAGACCTGAACGTCTGAATCTTCTCTGGGGACTACGTTAAAACCTGGAGGGCGTGCGGTGAGAACACTTTTAAGCTTTTCAACGGCAGGGGATACCCTGTCCATAGGAACATCAGCCTGATTGCGTGACTGAAGCTCATCTGACTCAGACTCGGTAAAATGATTCCCGAGATAGAAGTCTATATCATTACGTGCCTCAGTATCCCAATCTGACCTGGAATCTCGCCACTTCCTAAATAGTTCTAAGGTAGCTTTGGCCCTTGGGTCTTTGTCTATTGGCATATGTGTTAATTTAACCTACAATTACTTATGTATCAAAGTATACTATTCCCAGAAATGAAAAAAGTTCCTTAAACACGTGCACCTGTAAGCCAATTATAGGCAATTTGGCTTATTTTCTTACCTGATGCTTCCTTTTTACCTATTTCACTTGAGGAAATCTTTGTACTTAGAGGTTTTCTTGCATAGTAGTCCGCATAGTAAAGAGCGTCCAGGATATCATCATGTTTAGCCTTTGGGTGCTCAAAGAACTCGTCTACTATCTCTGTCATGCTCTTTCTGACGTATAATCTTTTAGAATTTAATATAGGACCAATAGAAGTCTCTAACCTGTCTGCTTTCTTAATTCCTGCAGGTGGTTTCACACCTTTAAAAATACCGGGTAACAGTCTGCGCTGTGTCAGGGATAACCTTTCTACCATATCCCTTACCATCTCCTGAGCTGCCACAGTCTCAATAGTAACCCTCCTGACCGGCCTGTACTTGTTAGACATCTCAATGATATGCTCAGGCACATCAAAGGTAGGTATCTTCTCACGGAAATACTCTAGGACGTACCTGTTCCCTTCCGCGTCCACAGCGAGCACCAGTATAACTTGAAAGTCTGAACGCACTGTTGCAGTATGAGCCAAATCAACACCGATATAAACATTAACAGGTATAGCATCGTCCCCATCAATGAGATAAGTGAAATTACCAGAACGCCTAAAACGCATTCTATGATGTTGGATACGGTCAATTTTAAACGCGGCGTTAGTAATATCTCTTGCATCATTCATGTACTCCTGACTGAATTTATTAACAAGGCCTGCCTCTATGAACTCATTACGCTTTGCTTCCAGCTTTGCAAGTGAAAACTGCTGAGGCCACATTGATTCACCCTCTTCAACAGCACGTATGAACTCCACGTCCCACGGGTATGACTTGCCATGCTTGACAGCGTCACTAAAACCCTCATACACCATTTGAAGAAAACTGTCATAATGCACAATAGTACCCATAAGCCAAATCCAACCTTCCCTACCTGGCGTCTCCTCAAGTGCAGGAAATACCGTAGAGACTACCCATTTCTTAATCTCGTCACGTCTATCAGGTGTCTTAGTATTAAGCTCCGATTCAAAGTCATCAAGTACAATCCCTGTATACCTGACATCAATCTCGGTACGGCCCCTGAGCCTCTGTGTAGTACCCTTAGCAAGTAACCTGTCTCCTTTGGCTGTAACAATATCCTTTTCAGTCCATCTATTCCCAACATGGTCACCAGCAAGATTACCAAAGTAATATCTTATCATAGCATTATATTCTAAATGTGACTTGATATACTTCAGATGGTCAATGGCCTGACCCTGCTCCTCCGCAACCCAGGCTACAAACTGGCGCTCACCCTTTGGTGAGAAGCATATCTTATGCATAATTGCAGCTTTTGCCAGTACAGACTTGCCAAACCCACGGGGTAGGATATTGCATATCCTGGCGGCTGGCACGGTACTGATAAGTTTTTCAGCTATTCGTGTATGGAAATTGGGTGACTTGCTCTTATCCAGGAAGTCTTTAGGTAGGAAAGCCCTGCCAAAGTAAAGCATATCCTCATAAGAATTTTTGAGTATCTCGTCTCTTTCGACAAGACCACCCGGTATAATATTAAAATCTTCTACTATCTCTTCTTCTTCTTGTGGCGATTTGCTTTTCTTTTTTTCTTCCAACTGTGCCTCTTAATCTTTCTACGCCTTTTTTTAAGGACGCTTGACATTACGTATCATTTCTATGTTCATGGTTCCAACGCTGCACCCTGGTAACAGCATCAACAATATTGTTATATGCAGGCTCATTTATAATATCATTCCCAAAAATAGTATGTATATCTTTCATTTCCTTAATTTCCTGACCGTCAAAATCATTAGGAGCATCCAAAGAACAGATAACAGCAGGTACATTCTCGATACCCAATTCTAATGCTATCCTAATTCTCTGATTACCAACTTCAGCCTTCCATTCACGCTCCGCATCATTGTATGCAAGTACAACAGGATATTTGATACCATGTTTGATAATATCCTGTTTTAATCTTTCATGCTCCTCACCCCATGCACGACATACCCTCTTGAGTTGAGTTGCTAATGTTTCACCTGCCCTGGAACAAATATATTCAAATTTAGGCTCAATCTGTGTATAAATAACATTATTATGCGATTCCATTGGATATTCTCATGGGAATCTCAATAGCTTCTATGATATCTACCATCTGACGGATAGCAAAGATATCCTTGTTAGTGGGTACGCCTATATACATCGTATCCACAATAGAAGATAATCTCTTTAATTCCCGTATTGCGTCATCCAACTCAAGTTCATCAGCATTCTCATACAGGGTCAGTCCTGTAGTATCCGTGTATCTCTGCCGGTCTGTCACTACTCTATTTCGGCATTTACAGTCTTCAACTGCTTGGAATTGCCACCACGGATAGAATCAAGTTGTTTAGGCGTAAAACCCTGAAATACTGTAAGTGACTCCGATTTTTGCTCTGAACTAGGAAACATACCCCTTACCTTCATTAACAACTCCAAAGCCCTGAGCTTGTTATTATCCTTTGATTGCTTACCTTCAACTACGCCTTTCACCTCATCAAGCAACCATTCCTCTGAAATACCCAAAGCATCCATCTTTTCTTCTATTTTCTGTGTAATCAATTTCTGTACCCTTTTTGTTTTAAGAAGTAACTTAGCCGAAAGTTCCGCATGTTTACGCTTATTCGTAGGAAACGCACGCAAATACGCATCCACAGGGTCAAGGCCTGTCGCAACGTACTGAGCAAAGATGAATTCCCTTCCATTGTACTGTTTCCGTTCAAGCCTGCGCTTTTTAGGGTGTTTGTCACTGGAAAAGGAGTATATGTGTGTCGGAGGTTCTCCGGAAAGCTCGTAGTCGCTGTTGACGACCCGCATGCCCAGTAATGTCCTGATATAAGTATTATACTTCTTGGAAAGGCCTCTCCGCATTTTCCCTTTCTTGAGAATTTCCAGTATCTGTCCATCATCTGACGTGACCCAAGCACCCTCAGGAGCATTCCGCCAATCATCATAGAGCGTTTCCTTTGGGAATAGCTCTCGGAATTCATTCTCATCCTTGAAAATGTAGTGAGGAATGTCATTTATTACCTTTGTATACAATTTGTCACCACTCCCACGACTATAATTACTTTATCCCTGTCCAAAACTACCCCCCGGGTGAAAATCAAGATTTATTCTTCGCTTTTCTCTTATACAATACTATATTTTCTTCCTTTCGCTTGTGCTCGGTTGCCATCTGGTCCCTTACCATTCCAATTTTCACATTGGTACCATCTTTAGCCTTTACCACATCCACCAAGACCAGGTGCCGCAACTGGCAATCGCAACACCATAAGTAAAAAAAGTCAGATTCATTTAAAACCACGCATTCTGCGTCAAAATCTTCAACCTTCATTTGTCACCTCGTTATTCATCATGGGCAATTTAGGAATATTTCCGCAATAGGTGCAACTGTAAATTTCCACCGGGAGTATGATTTCCTCATTTTATAGCCGGCCTAACGTAATCCTCAAAGAAGTGACACCCATTATCTATAATGCACTCCTTACCTGCAAGTTCCTCGTCCAACCATATCTTTGTAACCCCATCCTGATATTTTATAATCCTGCCGATGCAGTCACCTCGTACCCAATTAGAACAATACTTCTGGGCTAATTTCTTTTCTGAGGTGTTTTTTGCCATGCGCCAATGTAAAACCTAAAAATGAAAATTACAAATTTATATATATAGGTGTTTTTTCCTATATAAGATATATAAGAGGTAAAATAGTAAGACAGTAGACTAGTAGTATATAGGTATAATGGTAGTTTTATAGTTCTATATGTCCAATATATATATATGTAGTGCGATAATATAGAAAAGGAAAAGAAGTATACGAATTTGAAAAATAGGGTTACAATGTGGGTGGTCCTTTTAAGTCGTCAGTGCACCGGTCGCCGATTGTCCGCCTTTTGTTCGCTACGTTGAAAAGCATATAACGAGTTACGAGACATAATATATGCTATCTGCCAATTTAATCGCTTTTTCAGCCTCATTTATCAATTCAATTTTTCATTATTAAAGTACAGCAAGCGAACGCATGCGAGCTGTACTAGTCGCATGCTCTATGCTTGCTTTCTAT